CTAGCTCAATTAGGTAGAAAGAGAGTTTTTACGATGGAACATAGAAAAAAGATAGGGAACTCTAGAAAAGGTGAAAAAAGTAACTTTTGGAAAGGTGGAGTAACCGACAAGAACTTGGCTTTTAGAAGTTCTCTTGAATACAAGTTATGGCGTACCGCGGTATTTGAAAGAGATAAATACACTTGTGTATGGTGTGGAGACAATCGTGGCGGCAACTTAGAGGCAGACCACATAAAACCTTTTTCTGTATACGAAGAACTAAGGTTAGACACAGATAATGGTAGAACGTTGTGTAAAGATTGTCATAAGACCACTAAAACTTGGGGTTCTAAAGCACGTCATTTTATTCGAGTGTGATTTACTATGAAATACCTACGACACAAACCAAGCGGCAGGGTCTACCCGTACAGCGGGGTAAAGACACACACTGACGGCAGGAAATACTATCCTCTGGAGATATTCAGGGGAGAGATAGGCGGTTTCAGCCCTGACTCGGTGGAAGAACGTGAGACCAAGAGTTTATGGGAAGCGGTAAAAATCAAGGTAAATTTCATAAAAAGGATATGGTCATAGACGTAGTTACATACAACGGAGAACGGGATATGTGGGACATCCGCTACAATATCCTCAAGGATTACGTGGATGAGTTTATCGTCGTCGAGTTCGACAAGACATTCAGCGGTAAAGACAAGCCTTGGTACTTCATGGAGGTAAGGGAAGGAGAAGAGTACAAGTACAAGAACAAGAATGTTGTTTATTGCCAATGTACCGAGCCGTACTACGAGAAATACTACGAGGAGGCCCGTAAGAGTCCCAATACGCAGTACGGCAAGGGAGCCGACCACTGGATAAGGGAGTGGGCGCAAAAGGAGGTCATCAAGGACTGTTTAGCAGACTTGAACAAGACACCGGAGTTCAATATCGAAGACGATGACATCGTGTTTATCGGCGATGCGGATGAGATATGGAACCCCGAAATGTTTCTGCCCAAGTGGAAAATACCAACAGATAAGAAAACTCTCACTAAATTAAAGCTGAAGGTTTACACCTACTGGCTTAATAACAGGTCAAACGAGGAGTTTTGGGGCATAATGTCCGGGTTTTACAAGGACATAAAGGGGGAATGTCTTAATCACTTACGGACAAACGCTATCAAGACACTAGATGAGTGGGGCTGGCATTTCACCAGTATGGGCGGCCCGGAAGCATTAAAAAAGAAACTCCAGGACTCCTACACTAAAGAGAGTTATGCCACAAAGGAGGTCATTGACAATCTGGAACAAAACATAAAGAATAATAAGGACTTCTTAGGCAGGGACTTTACATACAGGATAGACGAGTCAGAATGGCCGGAGTATCTGAAGAAGAATAAAAAGAAGTACAGAAAGCTATGTTATCCTAGTCTAAGTTCCCACAAGGGAGTAGCGTCGATACAGAAAGAACTAGAACCGAATTTTTATAAATAAGCATTGACTAAATATATTTATTATGGCGGAAGAAAAAATAAAACAACAAAATAGCAATGGCAAGCTGATTGGTGGAATAACCGGTAAAGGTTTTATGCCTGGTCAATCAGGAAACCTGAACGGCAGGCCTAAAGACACGCTAAAAGCATTTGTGGCAAGACAGTTCAGGGAAATGACCGACGAGCAAAAGAGATTGTGGCTCAAACAGAATAAGCTGAGTCCTGAAGTGATGTGGAAGATGGCTGAAGGCAATCCCAAGAACGATATGGGTATCGACCCGGAGAGCAATATCATCCGTGTAATATCAATCGATGAATAAATGTCCTTGAAGTTAGACAAGAGGTATTGGACATCTCCCGAAAACGGAAAGAAGGGAGGCAGACCTAAAGGTTCCAAGGTTTCGCACACGCTAAAAGCGCAGGCGGAGAAACAAGCTACGATTCAAATGTACGCTGATAACGTTAAGCCAATAGTTCAAGCCTTGATTGATAAGGCCAAGGCTGGAGATATTAACGCCATCAAAGAACTCCACAAGAGGGTTTATGAATGAAGAACACGTTAAGTTCACCGAGTTAGCGAAATTCTTTCCCAAACAGATTGAAGCGTTAGAAGCTAGCAAGAGATTCAAGTTTGTTTTATTCGGTGGCTCGGTGGGAAGCGGTAAGAGTTACTGGCTACGCTGGATGATGGTGTACTGGCTCATCAAGTTCTATCAGAAGTATGGCATCAAGGGTGTAAGGGCCGGACTATTCTGTGAGGACTATCCGGCGTTAAACGACAGACATCTAACGAAGATTAAGTACGAGTTTCCCGAATGGCTTGGAGTATACAACGGACAGAAGAACGAGTTCACGCTCAACAAGGAACTCGGCGGCGGTATCATCGCCTTCAGGAACTTGGATGAACCGAGCAAATATCTGTCGGTTGAGTTCGCCATCATTGGCATAGACGAGATAAACCGAAACCCTAAGACGACATTCGACTTCCTGCGTTCAAGGCATCGCTGGCCCGGTATCAAGGATGTTAAGTTCTTGGCTGGTTGCAATCCACTGGGAGAAGCGTGGGTCAAGAACGTGTGGGTCAAGAGATTATTTCCACCCGATGAGCAGGAGCAGTACGAGTTCGTGTTCGTACCTGCTTTGCCCACGGACAACCCTCACTTGCCTGACAGTTATTACAAGTCGTTGGAGTCATTGCCGGAGAGGGAGCGCAAGGCTTATCTGGAAGGCGACTGGGACGTGTTCGATGATGTGATGGACGCTAAAGGCTTCATGCGTCTTATGACCGACAAGGAACTACAAGCGGCGTTGGTGAACGGCGGAGAACATTCGGGCTATAAGATACTTGGTGTAGACCCAGCGGCCGGAGGTGATAACTCGGCGATAGTTCTCAAAAGCGGCAACCTGCAGGAGATTATATTCAATCAGAAGTTACCCGACACAATGGACCTGGTGGGCTTCATCATGGAAGCGTTGAGAGATTGGCACGCCGACTTCATTGTCGTCGACAAGTCCGGCGTGGGACAAGGACTCTACGACAGACTGAAGGAACTCGGCTATAACGTCAGAGGCGTTAGTTTTGGTGAGAAGTCCGAAGACCCGATGTTCGCCAACTTGAAGGCCGAGTGGCATTGGAGAGAGAGGGAATGGCTCTTATCCGGCGGCAGACTGGTAAGAGACCACGGCTGGAACGAGTTCGAGATAGTGAAGTACAAGAACAAGGACGGCAAGATAATCATCCAGCCCAAGGAGGATTTGTTCAGGGAGGGCATTGCTTCTCCTAACTGCGTTGACGCGGCGGTGCTCACGATGGCAATCAGGGACACGGCGATAAGAAGCCAGCAACAGTACAAACAGATGGGCGGAAGTTTCCAAGACAAAACGGTTGAGATATGGAACGGATGACCAGTAAGTACAAGTTGCGTGTAGACCCAGGAAGTGGGTTCATTGAGGATTGGTATTTCGTGATACTGCGTGATGATATGAAGTTGCCCGTGGTTACAATCCACAACACACTTGGTCAGGAGTTCGCCGAGGAGATACTTTCATTATTGAACAGGTGAGTTATCCCCTGTTTGAAGTTTCTTGACAGACGATAAAAAACATATACTGGATTTACGGGGAAAGGTAGGTAGTTTGATTCTCTGCCTGTGCCGTCCCCGTGGTTCAGGCCGAGAGTCAAGCCCCTTACCGGGGGCTTTTTAAATAAATGATTAACGAACAGGATAAAAAGCAGGAATACGAGCGGAAGCATTTCGACAACCGCGACTTCAACGAACACCTTGGGGAGAGTTTCAAGGTCAAGGATAAGGAAGTGTGGGAAGGTCAGGAGATGGCCGCAGAGTCAGACCCTATCTTTGACCCAGGCATGGGACAGACGCTCACTATCCGCAAGTTCGACTTTAGGGGCAACCCAGAGATTGAACAGGCCCCGAGTAAGCAGGAACTATTCAACGCTCACTGGCCGCAGATTAAAACAATGCTATGGAAGGACGGACTGGTGGAAATGGAGGAGATACCGCCTAAGCTTATGTTCACCAGAACCGGATACACCATAGTCGTGGTGGCCAAGGCGAGGCTGGGAGTGATGTGGAACGACAGGCCGCTTACACTCAACGACATCTTACCTTCCAAGAAATGAAGACATTTGACGCTCAAAACTATTACACCGAGAGCCAGAACTTCCTACAGACGAGGAAGAAGCGGCAGGTCAAGCAATTGGTCTTGCTGAACAACCTTCAGAGAGGAGACCAGAACATCGCCTCCACGCTCCTACTCACGCTCTTCAACCGCACTCTGTCAGCACTCTACGACGACAAACTGCAGGTTAAGTTCCTACCGTCGCAGGGCATAATGCAGGAGCAGTTGAACGCTTACAACACCCTGTATCAATCGGACTATCTGGAGATGGACAAGGCCAGAATAGACTATGACTGGATGTGGGACACGCTCTTCTTCGGCAGGGGATACGTGGAGACGAGCCAGTTCGATTACAAGAGGAAGATAATGGTTCCCCGCAACATTAATCCTTTGGCTTTTGGTTACGACCCTTACGTGGATGACACCAAGGAGTGGCGTTACTACTGGAAGTGGATTACCCGCAATAAGTGGCAGATAATGAAGCTCATCAAGGACGGCACGATAACGGGCATCAAAGACATCAAGGAGTTGCCGTCGGGCGTTGACGAATACTTATGGGAGTACAAAGTTCAGAGGGAGAACGCCAAGGAGGGCATATCTCCGGCTAAGGACACGGTGAACAACGACGTGTTCCAGATACTGGAGATGTACGGTTACGATGAGAACGGGGACAAGTGCGTGTTCTGGTACGACAGGGACATCAGCATCTTGCTGATGAAGGAGAAGCTGGACTATCAGGACGGGGAGAACGGGGAGAGTATCTGGCCGATAGTGTGCAAGGAAGCCTTCAGGGAGCCGCACTCGTCTATTCCTTTCTCCGTTGCTGACATTCTGGAGGACAAGCACAGGGCCAAGAGCGTACTCCTGAACTTGGCTTACATCGCCGCCAAAGACCAGGCCAATCCTCTGTATTGGTACGACCCAGACAAGGTAAAAGACTTGACCCAGTTATTCTCACGGCAGATAAACCAGCACATTCCGGTGGAGGGCGACGGCAATCTGGCTATCGGGCCACTGAACACCAAAGGCTCCATGCCGCCGGAGGTCTTGAACTTCATCACCATGCTACAGGGCGAGGCCAACGACCCCGTAGGTACCGGAGTGGAGGTAAGACCTGACTCCGGCCCAGCGGAAACGGCGACAGCCAAGGCGATAGACCAGCAACTCAATGACATGGCGCAGTCCCTGCAATCGAAGATATTGCAATTCGGGGAAAAAGAGTTCTGTTCCCACTGGTTCCACCGCTATCAGAGGAACGCCGACGCTCTTGGCAAAAAGATGGCGAACATCGTCGGAGTGAAAGGGATAGACACGAAAGAGATTGACCTGAAGATGTTCAAGACGAAATACCCTCCGGGTGTGATGGTCTACTCGGCCAAGGAAGCGGAGTACAAGGACCTGGTGAAGCGCAGGGAACTATCCGAACTCTATCCGCAGTTGGCCGCCAGTATAGACCCCGAAGGGCTAAAGAACTTCAATAAGCACATCCTCTTCCCGCTCTATCTGGATGACCCGTCGCTCACTGACCTTATGTTCCCGAAGTCATTGGACGAACTTAAAGCGGAGGGGGAGAACGACATACTGGCCAAGGACAAGTACGCACCGATAGGGGAACAGGACGAACACTCAACGCACATATACATCCATTCGATGTTACAGCCGAAGACGTGGGCTTTGTGGGTGCATATCTACGAACATCAAGAAGCCTTGGCGAAGCAGAAGCAACAGCAACAGCAGGAGGCTATGGCTATGGCACAAGGGACACCACAGGAAACACCGATAGGAGAAAACAAGGTCGAACCCGGCGGGCCGCAGATGGGAGGGGAAAGACAAAGCCCCATGGACGCGACATCGCCGTTGAAAACAGAAACCAAATCAGAAATAAATGGCTAACGGAATATACCCAAAACTACCGCTGGATAAGCACAATAATCTGATAAGGGACGCTAACTTTCTGAAGCCAGCCCTTGCCAGATACTACGATGCCAACCGCTCCGCTTCCTCGGTCATAAGCGTAACCCACGATACGACAGCCTTGGAGATAGCCGCTGAGGGTACTGGTGGGGCGTTGATGCGCTGGGTGGCCACTTCCGACACGCAGGCAAGTGTTACGGGTAGTAACTTTGACCATGTCATCCCGTCGGGACAGATGAGAAGGTTCGCCATTCCGCAGGAGAGCGCGGGAATTGCCCAGAGCGTCGTGGGAGTGAACAGGGAGTATGGACTCTATCAGCGTGTAGCCGTCAAATCTATTGGAGTGGCCAGCGTGCTGACGGCGGAGTTCTAAGGTCGAGAAAATAAACCAATAATAAAACAAATGCCAAGAAAGAAAGCGGAAGAAGTAGCAGAAGAGGTAGTGGATATGGGGGAAAAATTTAAGGCTTCTGAGAAAATAACCCCGCTTCTCGGACTCAATCTTCGCAGAGAGGATTTGAACCTAGTCGTCGAGAAGTTGAACGAAGTAATTGGATACATCAATGCCCAAGATTAAAGTAAAAGGCAAGACAGTAAAACTTCCTTACGGGAAGAAGAAGATGAAGAAAGTAAAGAAAGCCGCGGAGAAGACAATGTTCAAGAATTACAAATAAGGTCGATAAACCAATACAACAAACACAATGGGAATAAGATTACCGTTAAAGACAGTAGGAAACTTCGATGATTCCAATGACACTGGCACTGGTTCGGTGGCCGGAGGCATCGCTCACACCTTTGATATTCCGCAGGACGCTGACAATGTTGTCGTGAAGTTCACCGCGTCGGTAGCTGGAACCGGCAAGTCCGTGTTCTTACAGACCAGCGATGACGGGGGAACGACCTGGTACGATGTGGCTCGCACTTCGGTAGTATCAAACTCTAACGCGACGATAGCCGAATGGCTTTCCAGGGGTGTTGTTAGCGATGGTGTCCGTGTACTTCAGTCGCAGACTGCAGTTACCGGCTCGGTTCTCGGAACCACCCGTACAATCGGCTCGGCCGCCGCTTCAACGCTCGGTTCTGGTCAATACTCCGGTCTTCCGATGCTCGGACAGAAGGGCAGGGTATTTGTCAAGATTGAAGGTGATGTAACCTCAGCCGCTTCAAACAGTGCCGTTACGAAAGTCATGGTCAACAGCCAAGCACCTACTCACTAAATGAACAACTCCAAGCTGACAATGGAATCTGTATCGCTCCACATGGATGAGCCAAAAGGTAGAGAGGCTCTGGAAAAGAGACACGTGGAACTGCTGAATCTGGTGGACACGCTTGGAGAGGTGTCAGGTAGTGATAGTTGGAAGAATCTGCACCGCATAGAGTTCGAAGGCGCGGTGGAGAGGATAGAGAAAGAGATGTTACTTGAATCAAAAAAGGTCGAGGTCAGTCCGCAAAGGTTGTATTTCCTGCAAGGAGAACTCAAATGGGCCAAGAAGTACGCCGATTTGGATTCTTACCGGGAAAGCAAACTTGTGGAACTGGCCAATGTAAAACAACAGCTTAACAATGGAAAATAAAGAAGTTCCGGGGACGGTGCCCCAATCTGCTCCTGTTACCAACCCTATGCAGGGTAAAACGATTGAACGACAGGGAGCTTCATCTTCTCCGATGGTAAAGCGTTATCCCGAAGTACGGGGAGGCGTTTGCGAGTTCTGCGGGACGATGGACCGCAACTACCCGTCGGAGTACCAGTACAAGTTGTGCCAGCACTACAACGGGATGGACTTGCGTTGCTCCTATTGCGACAAGAACAAGGACCCGAATGAGATAAACAAGACCCTGACACTCAACGTGGCGGATCACCCTGTTTATCCGAATCACCTGATAGTGTGGTGCAACTCGTACGCTTGTTCCAAGAAACACCTCGAAAGGTATCAGGTGAACAAGTAAATTCTCATCCAGGAAGTGGTCGCCCTGGAGATGACAAGACTTATTCTTGGGGCGGAGATTCGCCATCCCGCGCCAATGATAAAAACAAATTAACTAAAGTATCATGGCAGATGAATTGGATTTTGACCTAGAGTCATTAGACACAGACATTGAAAACCAAAATAAAGTCGAAAAAAGAATAAAAGACCTTTCCGGCAAGGCTAAGTCAGCTTACGAAGAGAGGGATGAGGCTCTGAAGAAAGCGGAGCAGGCTGAAAAGAAAGCGACGTTCTTGGAAGGCTTCGGGGATATACAATCCAAATATCCGCAGGCCGCCGAATTCAAGGAAGACATCCAGAAGAAAGTCCTTGAAGACGGCTATAGCCCGAAAGCGGCCGCACTAGAGGTTCTCGATGACGCTGGTAAATTGACCCCTGAAAAGGAAGAGAAGCCAGCGGAGACTCCAGAACCGGAAGCCACTCAACAGGTTCCGCAGTCTTCTCCCACCGGAGGTTCCGCCTCAACTCCATTGCCAGTGGATAAAGGAGTCGAGGACATGACCAAGGAAGAGAAGAGAGCGGCACTTCAGGAATTGAGTGATTCCGGCGAATTGTCCAAACTTTTCAAGCATTCTTAGCCGAAAAGGAAAGGAAAACACATGGCAGTAACTACTAGAGGAAGTACGTGGGGAGGCTCTTCCAGTAACCAGTCCGAACTGTTGATTTCATACATCAACGACGAGATAAGGGTTCTGGAGCCCGAACTACAGTACGCTATGCTGGGCAAGAAACGGGACGCGCCGAGAGGCTATGACCGCATCCTGTTCCCCCAGACAGAGCAGTTAGCAACAAAAATCCCCGTATCCGTTGAGGGCAACCTTGGCGGCTCGGTATGGGGTGCCGGAGCGTCCATTCAGGGAGCGGCCGGTAGCGGAGCGATAGTCAGCTCCACAGCGGGTGTCGCGGCTATAACCGAGGGTACCAACCCCACGGCTATCAGCTGGGGCGCGACGGCTTACAGCACCGGACAGTACCAGTTCGGTATCTTGGTCGAGGTCAGCGACCTGTTGGTGCGCTCGTCCGCCATTGAGGTGGTTGATTCTTGCACACGGCAGGTCAGATACGCTTTGGCTCGTTTGGTGGATTCATTCCTTCAGACGGTCGTCAATTCAGCGACCAACGGTGTCATCTACTCTGGCGACAAGACATCCCGCGCCACGCTGGCGGCGGGCAACACTTGTACCCAGACCGACATCCAGAAGGCGGTTAAGAACCTGCGTTCATCCAACGCCGCAGGGCTTCGGCCTTACGATGGCGTGTACTACGCGGGTGTCATCCACCCGGCGGTTATGTACGACCTGATGGAGAACACCCAGACCGGAAGCTGGGCCGACTTCGGACGCTACACCAGCGTTGACGATTTGCGGGCCGGTAAGGTTGGTGATTTCCGTGGCGTACGCTACTTGGAAACGGCCTATCAGAACTACTTCAACTCAACGGTGCCGGTCATGCCGACCACCATACTTGGGGAGGATTCGTTCGGTTGGGGCTACTTCCAGGAGCCACAGGCGATGCTTACCACGACTCCGGACTCCAACAACCCACTCGGTTTGTACAACTCAATAGGTGGCAAGGTTACCTTGGGTGCTACGAAGTTCGAGGACGCTGTTGGTACGTACCGCATAGCTCGTGTGGAGAGTGCCTTCACCGCATAAGACTAGTGTCTTGGGATTATGACCCTTCGGGGTCATCCCCCAGGACGGAAGTCCTGATAACAAAATGAGCACAGTAGCAAACGTAGGAACATTCGCCAGAGCGCAGGCCCAGACGGACTCGGACGGCCTGACAGATACCAACCTGATAGTATGGGCCAACGAGTCTATGGTTGATTTCCGCCGCAGACTGCAAACTGCCGGTGTGGATGCCGCCCAAGTTCAGGAAACATACGCCTCATTCACGGCTGGAACGGGGACTTACGCTTGGCCTACGGACATGGCGTGGCTAAAGGCTCTTGAACTTAATTACGTGAACGACAACCCGCAGGACTACAAGACAGCCACGCAGATTGACGTGTCGAACATCCCAGGCAGGAACTCATTCGGCTGGACGAGGAAACACGCCGACAGGAACGCTCCGCTATTCGACGACAGGGGAGATTGGTTCGAGGTGTTCCCCACGCCCACTTCGGCGGACAACGCGACCAACGCCATACGTATCTTCTACTTCCTTGAACCCACGGAGTACACGGCGACCACGGACACGATAAGCTATCCCGAATCACTTGATTACAGGATTCTGGGTTGGCGGGTAACTTATCTCTACCTGCGTTCTCTGGGACAGGAAAGGAAAGCGGACGCTGAAGACGCACTGGTGGAATACGAAAAGAGGGTAAAGGACTTGATATCGACACTGGCCAGAGGGTCGCAAATGCCGGTGCAGGCCAAAAATATCCAACTAACGGGATTTGAATTCTAATGGCATATACCAAAGTTACAAAACCTAGCGGCACGACATACACCAAACAGGATGTAACCCGCAGGGAACTCTTCGACAGTCCGAACATCTCCTTTGACGACACCGGTACTTTCTTTGACGGAACCGATTTGAGCCAGTACACGGATGTCTCCAAGCCTTCAATCGGTTTCGGAGCGTACACCTGGAACCAGATGACGATAATTTGGAACAACGCCGATAAGGACTGGTCGACACCATACACAAAAGTAGCTAAACCAACATAATGGCGACAATAACCAGCATTCTTTCTACCGACCTTATCTCTGACAGCAGGGACACGATAAACACGAACTTCGCGAATATAAACGCCGATACTCCGGTGCTTGTTTACAAGTCAGCCGACGAGACGGTCAACAACTCCACCACATTACAAGATGACGACGAACTCTTGTTCGCCGTGGCGGCCAACGAGGTATGGGCCTTCAAGCTAATATTCAATTTCAATTCCGGCACTACTCCCGACATAAAGTATGCCTTTTCAATACCCGCCGGAGCGACGATAGACGGGTACTCCCTTGACGTTGGAAGCGTGAATGAGTCATCGGTGATAAATTCATCCGGCGGCGGAGCCAATACGAGAGTGGCAGTCCTTCACGCCAACATAATAAACTCCACCACGGCGGGGAATATGCAGATACAGTGGGCGCAGAACACGCAGGATGCTTCCGATACAACTGTTCTTAAAGGGTCGTACATAATAGCCCATAAATTAGCATAATGGCCTGGCCTTCCGTCTTATCATCGTTCACAGACCCTAACCCGAATGACAATCTGGGTACTACTCCGCACTCATCCATTGAGGGCGACCAGAACGCCGCTATCACGGCTCTGGAAACGTTCATCGGCACCGACGCTTCGGCGGTTGGCACTCTGGTAAACGACATAAGGGCCGCTTCATCCGACGGCGGTGGACACGTCCAATCAGCAAACAAGGGAGGCACGGGACAAACCTCATTCAATAAGGGTGATTTACTCGTAGGGCAGAGTTCATCCGTGCTTTCCAAACTGACCGCCGGACTGGATGGGCAGATACTGACGGCTGACTCTTCCGTTGCTTCCGGCGCAAAGTGGGCGACTACCCAGACGAACTTGGTAGAAACCTCCGCTTCCATCGTAACTCTCACGAACAGCACGGCGGAGACAAGCCTGATGTCGGTAAGCGTCCCTGGTAGTGTCTTGGGTTCAACGAACGCCGTAAGGGCGAAACTGCTGATACGGAACATAGGCACGGACAACGTGGACGACACGGTTACTTTACGGGCTTTGTACGGTACAACATCCATCGCCACCCTGCTCATTGGAAGCGTAATAGGTGGAGCCAACGCTGGACTGGCTGGCAACCTGACCTTTGACCTTATAGCTAATCTGGCGGCATCGGCGCAGAGGGGACAACTGCAAGCGCAACTTTCAAGAGGCGTATTCCCGCACTCTTCCGTGGTGGGCGAGGATAAGACACTATTCGGGACTTCGGCGGAGAACTCGGACGGGGCGAAGGTCATAGGCATAACAGCCCAGTGGAACGATGCCAATCCAAGTAATACCCTAAACACCAACGGGTACACCGTTGAGAAAATAACCTAATGCCAACAATAACCATAAACAACTTCGCCGGTAAGCTGACCAGATACAGGGACGGGAGCCTTGACTCCGGCATGGTCAAATACACCACCGCCTACGGCAACGACCCCTTCTCTTATCCTGGTAATTTGTCGTGGTTCGAGGCTCCGACACAGATTGACTCGGGCGGTACGGTGATAACAGATTTGATTGTCGCCGCCCGTCCACGCTTAGAATCGGGTATCTCCTACGTCTACGCCGTGGGACACACCGGAAGGTTGTACAAGATACAGGTGAACGACCCGACGACATACGACCCCGATTACGACAATCCCGTATTGCTCACCACGCTCACGGCGGAGACACCGACTTTCAAATACGGGGCTTCCATACAGTTCTTCGGGGACACGGAAAGACTGTATATAGGCCACGATGTGGGAGTAACGAGGGTGGACTTTGACGGAAGCAACGAAACGTTCCTTGGTTCGGCTGGTTCGTACACCGCCAACGTGCCACGGCCTTCCGTGAACTTCTTGGGCAAGCTCTACTTCGGCAACGGAGTGAACATTCTGGAGATAGACTCCACTGCCACGGTTACGGACTACACCAAACTTGACCCGTCCTTTCCGGTGGGTACGCAGGTAAGGGATATAGACGTTTCCCCTGACGGTAACTATGTGCAGATTGTCGTTTCCAGAGTTGCGGCCCCTGATCTGACTTCCACCACGCAGGACACGGCTTCCTTATCTTCCGCTGACTCCTATTTGATACACTGGAACGGCACGGACGGAGGATACACCGCCTACAACCCATACAATGCTTACTCACTGAACGCAAACGAGGCTTTCGGTCCGTTCTCTTACACTATGGGCTACGA